TTGGTGAGATTGAGTAGATAACGTCAGAAAGATCTTCTCTTTCGCCTACTGAATCATACGTGTCAAACGTATTAGTTGGTTGTGCCATTGTTTATTTCCTTTGTTGAGATTTAAGATTAATCATATCGGCTATAGCAGACTGGGCATCTCTTATATGACCAGACTTTCTTAGCGTATTGATTTTATTTCTTACTTCCTCTCTACCTGAACTAACATTCGATTTAGCAACACCAGCTTTTAAAACTTTAGGAGCATTAGCAACTTTTTTAGATACTATAGGTCTTTTGTCTTTTTGAGACTTAAAACTCATAGCGTCTTTTGCTACCATTAAAAATCTATGGTCTGCAAGGCTACCTATCTCTTGGTCATTAAAACCATAATCACGTAACGAATTACGTAAATTAAGTTTAAAAGAGTCAGCTTTATTTGGATCGCTAAACTCTGGTATTTTTGTTGCAGCTAATTCTTTTTGTGTTTCAAGGTAATTCTCATACTGTTTGTTCTGAGCTTGTCTTGCAGTTGCTTTTAAAGATTCAATGTGTTGCTTTTCTTGTCTTAATTGAAAGTCAAGTTTAGCAGCTTCAGTTGGATCTTCTTGATAAAGTTTAGCAAGATCTTGTCCACCTTGTTTTTGTTGTACAAATTGATCAGCTGTCGAAATTAAATCGTTTAGTTCTGATAAACGAGTGTCGTAAGTTTGACGCAAACTATTCTTTTGAGTTTCAAGATCTCTCTTTTCCATTCCTAAAGTATGAGTTTTTTGTCTATAATCCGAGTCTCTAGAATATCCTGCCTTCAGTTCATCGAGGCTCACCTCAAGCTCTTGACCACTTACTTTTACTCGGTGGAGCTCTGGTGTCTCTAATTCTGTTGGTGTTTCTTCTGTTGTCTCAGTATTTTCAGATTCTTGTTCAATAGGAGCTTCTTTCGACTCTGTGCTTTCTTGAACTTCCTGTGTCTCAGGAGTTGATTCTGAAGGTTCAGTATTAGTTTCTGGTACTTGATTGTCCTGTTTAGGATTCAGTAATCCAGAGATTTTTTCTGCTGCACCTTGTATATTTTCTTCTGCCATATCGTTCCTTTCATGGTTGACGAATTTGAAGTTGCGTTAGCTTAACTTCGTTTATTTAGATTCTCAAGATCTACTTGAGCAAGTTTTCCACTAGACATAACACTAAGCAAATGCCCTCGGATTTTATCTACCATATTAAAGGCTACCCAAAGGTTTCTTCGCTTGTCATCATCTGCGAAAGATGTATTAAAAATCTCTTGTCTATAAATTTCTAAGAGATCGTTAAATGCTGTTTTTAGAAGGGGATCGTCCAGCAGTTGCTGAGCTCTCTTGCCCTCCCTGATTATTGTTTCCTTGTCCATCATTAAAGAATTGTTTTTGTCCTCTTACTATTTGACCCATTAGATCTCCTGATTTTTGTAAATCAGTTTGTTCTAACATAGATCTTCGTTTAAGTTCTAACTCATCAATCTTGGTATTGTATTTCAATTCCATTTCTTTTATAGCTAGTTCATAATCTAGAAGTGCTTGTCTCATTTTACCTTCCAAACCTTTAGCTTCTGTTTCAGCTTTTAACTGTGCACGTTGGTTCTCACCTTGTACTTGAGCTAATGTTACCTTCTCAAACTCTGTTGGTGGTTTAGGAGGTATTGGTGGCATTTGAGCTGCTCCGACTTCAGGATCCATAAAGTAAGGTTCTATACTATTTAGACCTGCATTTTCAACTAATTTTTTCAAAGAGTTATAAATATTTCTAAGATTAACCATTGGGCCATGAACATTCTGTTGTAGATTAATTGCAGACATTTGTCTTTCTAATATTGCATTCATTAATATCAACTGTTGTTCTTTTGATCCAGTTCCTAATCCTACAGAAACTGTTATATTAACTCTGTCTTTCCATTCGTAAGGTCTCATAGGTATGTATTTACCTCTGATTCTTACTATTTTTTCTTTGTTTTGATACTTGCAAGTAAGTTCAAACATTTTTAAGGCTAGATCTTTTACACCAGTCTCAGCAAAGATTCTGGCGATTAACTCCATTCTCATTTGTGATTGTGTCAGAATTTGGTTCTGGCCAGTTGCTGTATTGTTTAATGTGTTTGCATCTAGCCCTTGTGATTGTCTTGTTACACCTGTTCTAGTTTCTTTTACAGAATCTAAATAGGCTAACATACCACTTGCTTGTTCAGTAATCGGTTGTGCCTGTATAGGCATCATTACGTTTGCAGGAGGTTGTTTTGTTCTTACAATTCCTCCAGGACGATTAGTTAATAAGTCATCCATTGCAACTTGTCCATCTTGTACTGCAACTCTATTGTTGTTTGTTAAATACATATTATCTAACATCTGTCGCATTACAGTAGACTTAATTAATTGTATATCTTCTACTAATTCAGCTACACTTCTTCCATAGAATCTGTGTGGCATGATAACTGGAGTCATAGATATAAAAGGCATTGTATCTATTTCTTCTATGTCTAGTAATTTTTTAGCATCACCAGCTACGCAAATTTTTAATAGTTCTGCTTTACCATCACCATCTACATCCATTCTTACATAGCATTCATGAACTAATACATCTTGTGTACTTTGATCTCCTTCAGATTCTCCATGCGAAAAATCTACACTTTGATGTCTAGTAAATTTATCTTCAGTATAATAATCTCCATCACCTGTTGGTAGTGAGTCTACTAAATTTTTATCATAACCCATCTCTACTAATTCTGTTCTTGTTTTGTTCACTCTGTGACAAACAAAGTTTGCAGTATCAATGGACTTACATCTTCTTTCAATTAAAAATTCTTCAGGTGGTACTGGTTCTATTCTTACTTTACCATGAATTTTAGTTCTATGAATAACTACATCATGTAGTTTAATTGCATCTATTTCTTTACCAGCTTCGTCTGTAATTTTTTCTTCGTACTCAGTATGATTTTTAACTTTAATCTCATCCATAGAAACTAAGTCATTAAACTCATCATCAGTTAATCTTGAGTATTCTTCTCTTTCAATTTTTTGTGCATCATCCCAATATACTTTTAGGATTCCATTTTTTTGAATTAGTGCATCTTTAAATGCAGTATATAAAGATAAAAAACCATCGTTTTCTTTATAAAAGATATAGTTTAAATAGTCAGAACATTGTCTAGCCATTTCTTCATCTTCAGGCCCCATGCCTTCACAGTTAAATACATTATCACCTGATGTAAATATTCTCATCAATGATGGCATTAAACTTTCAACTGTATCTAAAACATCGTTAGATACTACTTGAGATCTTCCTTCTTGTTCATTACCAAGAGGTTCTCCTAAATAATATTCTAATGATTTTTTTCTTCTAGCTACTAATTCACCACCTATATAACCTGATGCATTATGTATTTCTCTACTTAAAACTGATAATATTTCTTTGTTTGATTTTTTCATACTACGTATTTTGTATCTATATTAATTGGTTTATCCCATTCTGTTGTATCAATAGGATCATGAACACACCCATATCTAAATGCATCACTTGCGTGTGAGCACCAGTCATGGAGAGGTTTGTTCTTAAACACTTGGTTCTTATCGTCCCATTGTTTTCGATACTGTCTCAAAGCATCTAATCCTGTTTTACATTTAACTCTATCAAAGTAACAATCTTTTAAAGTATTTCTCACAGATTCAATTCCATGATCTACTTCTAATCTAGGTGCTACTTCAAAGTCAATACCTAATTCATTTGCAACTTCTAATCTTGACTTACCTGTTCCAAGCTCACGTGCCATTATATCATGTGGAGCTATATGTCTGCTGTAAGCATAATCTTTTTCCATAAGTATATCAGCATAATGTGCTAATGATTCTCCTGAAGTTTCGTAATAATCTACCAAATGTATTTCTGTTCCAATTCTTTGTGCAAACCATATTGCTGTGGAATCTCCAATACCCAAGTCCCACCAAGTTTCTACTCCAACTGAATCATCTAAAGGTACTTCACCTATTCGTTTTTCTTTATCTGCTTTAGTTATCAGTCTACCATAATAACTTCCTGAAACTGCTGCTGTAAATGAACATTCAAATTCTTGCTGATACTGTTCTTCAGTCATTATAGCACGAGCTTGTTCTAACTCGTCATCTGGTATTACTTGTGTTTCAGATGCTCTATATAACTTACCATACCAATCTTTATGACCACGTTGTGCAAAATCAAATACTTCCCAAAACTGGTTATGTCCCATTGGCGTACCTATAAATAAAACTGATCCTAATTTATCTGATACTGCTGGTCTTACAATTTCGGTCCACACTCTAGGAGACATGATTGCGTATTCGTCCATAACAACTTTATCAAACCCCATACCACGAATACTATCAGGATTATCTGCACCAAATATTTGTATACGTGCACCATTGAATAGATCTATTCTTAATTCTGTTTCATTTCTACTACCACCAAATTGCATTAATGGTTTCGTATAAAATTTTAAATATTCCCAAGCGATGGCTTTACCTTGACGATAAGTCGGTGCTATAAATGCACATAAGGATCTTGGTTTGTCTGCTGCTGTTTTAATTAATTCGTTAATAGCTAGTACTGATTTCCCAAATCTTCTATGACATACTAGAACACTAAATCTTTTAAGTGAATTATGTACGTCTTGTTGATAAGGTCTAGGCTTATATGGTATTTCTACTTGAGTGACTTTTTTCTTAGTCGTCTTTTTGCCAGGAGACTTTGATTGCAATTGGTTCATCTGTTCCTATTTTAGACGTTGTTGATGCTAACCTTGGGTGAACAAATGGTGCTGCCTTTTCGGCTGCATACATTTTACGTTCAGGTGAGCTCATAGGATTGTTTAACACAGCTAATAGATAATCCAAAGGAGAATGTTGGTATTTTACAGCCATTTCTTCCATAGACTTCCAATTCTTTTTAGTCTTTGCACCAGCAGGTCTACCAGCTCCAGGTCTTTTACCACCATGATTTTCTGATGTAACTTCGTTCTCGTATGTTTTATCTTCTTCAACCATTAGATTTTTCTGCCCCTTTTATCAAACTGTCTAAATTCAGGAAACTTAAATTTCTTAGCTTTACCTAATTTATAAACAGTAGGAGCTGCTGCTAAAGCAATAGTCAAAGGATTTGTTGCTACTTTTGCACCAAACTTAATTCCTTTTTTAACTATTTGTTTTACCATAGAAGGTTTCTTCTTTGGTGTTTTAGTAAAACCTATATCTCCACCTCTTATCATTAGTAACCTTTCTTAACTTTCTTGCCACTTTTTTTAGCAGCCATCTTAGCTTTCTTTTTACCAGCTTTAGTATATGGGTATTTTTTCTTTCCAACCATTGGCATAGTTTATCCTTTATTTTGTTTTTCTTTTTTCTTTTTATAAACAACACTACCTGCGTATGCTAAAACTCCTACACCTAATGCTTT